CATACATAATGTCGATATACAAGAGATTAAAAGAGGGGCAATAATGTCAGAAACAGTATATATATGCAATTATTGCGGGAGGGCTTTTATTGGTAATAATTGTCCTTATCCTGATTGTCCGGGTTTTGAACCGGAGATAAAACCATTAGACAACCAAGAAGATTCACAATCCAGTGTAGAACCATGTGATAGTGCAGTGCCTAATTATATTAGCCCAACTACAACCGCATGAAGTACACCAACTGAGAGGGGAATTTAATTATGTCAGAGGTATTAGAGAAAGAAACTGTAGCGAAGGAAACTCCCAAGAGTTTTGACGATATTGTCATAACGGAGGAGGATGTGATTGCCGCTGAGAAGCGTTTAGACGAAGAGGCGAAGCAGGCAACTACCGATGAAAACGAGACAGGGGCGGAAACGGAAACGGAAGAAAAAGCTGAAAAGACGGTAGAGGCTAAAGAAGAAACAGGGGAAAATGTCGAAGAAAAAGCGCTTGAAGAGGGGACTGAGGAAAAAGAAGAAAAGCCCAAAGACGAGGTTCCCGGTGATCCTTTATATGCTATAGGTTCGGACGGTAAGGAGAAGTTTACGGAGGCGGAGATAAGGAAATGGCAAGAGGATTCGGAGAACATGCTAAAATTCCGGCAATCGAACAGCGAGAAATCGAGGGAGATTGCGAGGCAGCGCAAATCGCTTGACGGTGTTTTTAATTTCATAAACAAATTTCAGAACAGCGGAGATGCGATAAAGGATTCCATAGACGTTATGCGTGAGGAATTTGGCGATGATGTAGTTGATGCCGTATTAAAGTTCAAGCCGGGTAAATTTGACGATCCGTTTAAGGAGGATTTAAAAGCTGAGAAGGACAGGAATGCCGAGCTTGAGCAGAAACTTGCCTTGATAGAGAGTAAAGAGTCTCTTTGCCGTAAATACGGTATAAGCCGTTCAAAGGCTGATAAGATTCATGAATTTGCCAAGAATAAATATGATATGACCGGTGAAATATTGAGTCTTGAGACAGCTTATGAGCAGATGCAGATACCGGAGTTGAGGAAGGCATTAGAGGTTGTGAAATCCGAGAAGGATAAAATAACCAAAGAGAAGGCTTCGCCTGAATTGACTGTTGTTCCCGATAAGGGCAAGGGAGCGCAGGGGATTAAAGGAGATAAACCGAGGACGTATGAAGGGGCGAGAGAAGCAATAATAAATGACCCACGTCTAAAGAATTTATATTAAATAATTAAGTATAATAATTTTCCATTCGTTAGTATGCGGATGGATTATTGAAGAACGGGCATCGGGGTGCCCCGACACTCCAATGTTGCCCGTTTTTTCATTTTAGGGAGGAATATATTATGAGTTTACCACATGATACAATTACTGCCTTGACGCAAGAGCATGTTTTGCCAGTATTTCATGATTTGGTATTCCGGTCTCATCCACTTACGAAGATATTAATGGATAAGAGGAAAACATACAACGACAGGCGGATAGAGGTTTTGTTAGAGTACGCTCAGGCGGATTTATGCCAGTTTACAGGCAGGAATTTACCGTATTCAATCGGTACATCCGACCCGATAACGAGGGCATATTACGAACCCAAGACATTAACAGTTCCCCTTGCGATAGCGTTTGAAGACGAGGTAGACAATGCGGGACCCGGGAAGGTTGCCGATTTGGTTGTGGCTCTTGTAAAGAATTTACAGAAATCGGCGGATGCAGCTATAGCAGCCCGTATTTTCGACAGGGGATCAACGGGTACATACGAATGGGCATCTCTTGACGATTTAATCGGCACGGGTAATTTGGGTGGTATTACGACAACCGAAATGATGGATCCTACGAATGCGTATTCGTTATGGCAATCACATCTTATAAATGCTCAAACTGCTTATGAGGATGATGCATCTTCGACGGCAGAGAATCTTAAGGACCCGACCAGCGATGTTTATTTGTACAGTTTGATTAAACGTGGTATTCGCAAGGCGAGTTACGGTAATGATGAGCGTCCTAAAATTATAATAATGTCTTCATATTTGTTTGATATTCTTGACTGGATATTTATACAGTATCTACATGGTTCACCCATAAGTCAGGATACTGCGGATTTGGGTTTCAGGAACATACGTGTTGACGGTGTTCCTTGTATACCGGATGAAGACATTGTGAGGAATCAGACGAGTGATAATGATTCGAGGATTTATTTCGTCAATACGGATTATCTGTATTTTTATTTCAATGCGAAGGCGAATTTCAAGATGGTTCCTTTTGTAGAGGGTCTTGGAGTAAACACCAAGGTTATGAAAATAATTGCCCGTGGCGGCATGGTAATATCGAACCGTCGTGCACAGGCGAGGATTTACAATCTTTATACACCGAGGGATTACGCTGCACCCGCTACCAGTTAATAAAATATAAAAATATTTGGAGGCAATTATGGCTGCAATAGTCCAAACAGATTTAGATAAGTCATGTGTATCGTTTATTCGATATAAAGCAAAAACCGTTTCCGGTACATCATGTTACGGTGTTCAAATAGGTTCAATTGTTTTATTTCAAGGAAACGGCGATCCGAACGGCGAGATATATGCACCTATGGGTTCATTTTTTGTAAACAATATATCGCATGCTTTTAAGAAAAAGACAGATGCGGTTACGGGCACGACTTGGAGTGACGTATAATGTTAAAGAATTGCGGGGCTTCGATTATTCATGGAGCCCCGCATAAAATTATGTATTCATAAACAATTGAAAAGGATATAGTTATGAGGAAAATAATATTATTGATGGCTGTGTTTTTCTTATTTTCCGTGAATTCACGTTCTCAGAGCGTTACGGAGATGCATAACATTGCGGAAAACATGACTAAATATGTAACGATATTCGATGATTTTACATATTTCAATCATGTTGATACGGCTGGGGGTGTAGAGCTTTCCGAGTTTGGCTGGATTACTGCGATAAATACGTGTTCATCTCTTGTAGTATTCGACACTCTTGGCGGCGTATTGAAGGGGACTACGATAAACACAGATAACATGGGCTTGAGTGCACAGTGGAATGCCGAGACATTCAAACTTGATAGTATTGGGGCAAACGGTCGCAAACCTTTATTGTTCCGTTCGAGGTTTTTGCTTGGCGAGGTTGAGGATACGGATTTCATTTTAGGTTTATCCATTACGGATACCGATTTAAGTGATGCTTCGACAGACGGGATATATTTCAAGACGTGGGATGCGAGTGATACGTTATGGGTGATAAGGCAATTAAATTCAGGTGGTGATACGACATTCATAGCGGAGCTAACCGATACGACATGGTATACTGCCGAGATAAGGTGGAACGGCTACAACAGGGTTACATTTCAGTTAATAGAGGGTGCGGATAGTGCTGCCATAACGCACACAGCTACTGCTAATACACCGATGGATGAGGAGCTTGCATTGTCTTTCGGTTATTATAACGGAGAGGACACATCGGAGATATTTTACATTGATTACATATATTGTTCACAAGCGTTAAAAAGAGAGGATTAGGTTATGGCAGGGAAAACAAAGAAATCCGATGCCCGTGCGACATTTGAGAAATTGGAGAAAGATTTTCAGGATTTAAAGGATGAGAATATTCAATTAAAGGCTGAGAATGCCAATTTAAATAAATTGTTTTATGCACGAGGCAAAGACCCATGGGTTACCGTATCGGAGGTCAAGAATGGTGATGTTACGGAGACTACGAAGGTATTGAATTTCGGCACAAAGGGTATGATAGTGCGTGTAGTCGAGAGTAATGTTGCGGTTTTTGTTCCCCATGCGAAATATACGGAAGTCAAGAAAGCCGACAGCTCAGTTGAGTATAAGTTCCGTTAAACATGGAATAATGGCGGCGGGAAGTTATTCCCGTTGCCATTTCCTTATACATCGAGGATGGAATTTTAGTACAGGGTTTTAATGTTTTGTGAGGGGAAAGATATGCCAATAATGACACATATACTTGGCAATAAATTCAAGCACGGCTTGATGGCGACAGGTCAGACCACGCAATATGAGCGTTAAGTTTCACCAAGAATACGACAGGACAGTATTCGGGTACTACGGATATTACTGTCAATGGCAAAACACACGCTTTGAGTAATAATACCGTTACGGATAACGTGAACGGATTGATGTGGACGGCTTCAGCACCCGATGCGGATATTGGACCCGATAATGATGGCAAATTATACTGGCTTGATGATGTAAATGATGAAGATATATTCGATTATTGTGATGCTGCAAATGCTGCAAATTTGGCGGGGCATAATGATTGGCAAGTGCCTAATGTTAAAGAATTAATAAGTATTATAAATTTTAGTTTAAATAATCCTTGTTGGGATTCTACTTATTTTAATGATGTTGCTATTGGTAATTATTGGAGTTCTTCGACTATTTATACTACTTATGGAAAATTTGCTAATTTTCAGACTGGTGTGATTGAAACCAAGGCTAAAATTACCCATAAACTTTATTGTCGTTTAGTTCGTGGTGGAAATTATTAAAGGATTGATATGATATATTTGGGTGATTTGGTTGAAGATGCGAGTGTAACGTTTCGCTGGAATACCTGTGATGCCGGTGGCGCAAGCATAACACGTGCAACGGATGGAACTATCAAGGTTATCAGGGATGATGATACGGACTGTACGGGTACAAGTGTTACGGATGATGAGGATAATCCCCTTACAGGTATTCATAAGTGCACAATTGATACGAGCGATAATGCGAATTATGCAACGGGGCATGATTATACGGTTTACGTTGAAGCCATGACAGTGGATGGGCAGGTAATCAATGCGGCGATAGTACATTTTTCGATATGTAACCGTCATGGGTTTTCAGCAGGGGGGACGGAATGTACGTATACATTGACGGATGAGGATACAGGGCTTCCCATTGCTGATGCGGATGTATGGGTAACAACGGATATTGAGAATACTAATGTTATAGAAAACGGCAAGACAGACCAGAATGGGAAGGTTACGTTTTATTTGGATTTGGGGGCGACTGTTTATATATGGCGACAGAAATCGGGATATAATTTTGATAATCCCGACACGGAGGTGGTTTCATAATGGCATGGACGGGCACAGGAACGCAGGCGGAATCTCCGACAGTAGGGATGACGCTTGACGATATGATAGACCTGATGCGAATCAGGATGGCTATATTTCTGGACGGTCTTGATTATAAGTATAATTTTACGGATCAGAAGGCTGTTTTGTTATTAAACAAGGCGCAGAGAAAGGTTATAACGCTTGTACGGAGGCATTTCCGGCATGAGCTTGATAATGATTTTACGGAGCAGGAACTTGATGAAGATGACGGATATTTTGATTTATCGACATTAGACCCTCTTATGTTCGAGACATATATCGGTGTAGAGAAGGTACGTTTGACTGGTGGTAGATTTTGCACAAAGAAGTCTTTTGAGGAGGTTCGTGAAATCACAAATGCGTGTATAACTCCGAGTACATCAAAACCTATTTATTACATCAGGGGGAATTATCTTTATGTTAAGCCTTACGAGAGCCAGACGATAGACATATACGGTTACAGGAGGCCTGTGGATATGGTTATAGGCTCAGTAGACTGCGAATTAAACGAGGGGTTGCAGGACATAATAATAGAGATAGCGGTTGAGATGTGGCTTAATGCGATAGGCAAGTATGAACAATCTATCGTTGTTCGAGCAAATTATATTGACCGTATACAGCATATGCATTTAACGTCTCCTGTATCCGAGAGTGCACTTCACGAATCCGATTTAGAGAGCAGCGGGGATTCAATGGACGATTATCCAAGACAGACTATTTATATTGGCACACTTTAGTGAAATGTATGAGTTTTTGTTTTATTTATTTACTGCATGTGGTTGTTTTTGCGATGCTTTGCGGGATGTATATTACTGGGCGAATTATTACAAGATAGTTCTGGATATTGATGATTTACCCGAATTAAATATAGTTAATAAAGGCAATTGGCATTCATTCAAATATTCGGAAATTGTATGTTTTTTGGCTGCGGGTTATTGTTTGGGGAATTGCAATTATTTTCAATCATTATTGATGATTATATGTTCATTGCCCATGGCCCTTGAGGTTTGGGAGGGCACATACAATTACGCATTATGCGGTAAATTTTTCAATATCAAGAAAGAGGAGTTTCATATTCCTTATTTTGAGAAAAGAATTGTTGTGGGCAATAGAAACATATTAATATTAATACATATCATGTTGTGTTTTATATTCATGTTTTTGCTTGCAGTTATACACATATTCAGGTGATATAATGGACATAATACCGGGCAAGGACAAGGGCAAGAAGCTGGGCGACAGGAGGCATCGTTTTTCTGAGGCTCATATTTACGATCTTCATGCTGATAAGCTGTGCCGACCGATAAGTTTAAATAATCAGACCGTAAAGGGCAGTTCTGAATTTACGGGTGATTTAACGTTCAGCGGTGATATTTCATTTACGGGGGACGTTGTATTTTCCGATTTAGTTGTCAATGATTTAACGGATGTTATCATAACTACTCCGGCAGACAATGAATTATTGGCTTATGATCTTGCTACAACCAACTGGATAAACCAGACGGCAGCGGAGGCGGGATTATCCGTTGCCGGTCATACACATGCACTGGATGATTTATCGGATGTTGCGGAAACAGGAGTTGCGGAATATGACCATGTTGGATATACCGGAGCGGGTTGGGAAAATGTGTCATCAATGCAAAAAGTCAGCAAAAATGCCATATCGGAGACTTTATATAGAGCGAATTTTCGTTTGAACTGGAAAGCGGGTTATGGTGCGGTTAAAGGGTTTCTTGTTACTGCTACTGATGCGGATGTATCAGACGTTGAAACGACATTCGTGGCTTATGATGTTGACGTTATTCAGAGTAACAATGCGGAGAATACGGAGTTTTCGGCGTTCAAGGTAAGTAATGCGATATTTGCGGCTACGGCAAAGAATACGATAGCGTTCCATGTTGCGGGTGGTATGTCTGCAACGGGGTATGCTTTAAAGGTGGATACTGATGGGGTTATACCGGTTTATTCGTTATCGACGGCGGAATCGTATTTGGCTGGTAATCTGGCGTTGGCTTCAGGCAAGAGTTTAATATTTGATGGTTCGGGCGGCAATGATTATATCAAGTATGCATCAAATCAGATACAGACATATATCGGTGGAGTAAAGCAAGGCGGTTGGTATTCAAGCGGTTTATTCGTGGAATCAGGGAAATACGTAGCATTTAACAGTTCGAATTACAGGATTCAATACGGCAGCAGCAGTGTGGACATATACGCAAACAGCAATAAGGTTGCTGCATTCGATACAAATAAATTAACATTATCGGGTGATTTGTATATAAGTGAAGACAAGAAGGTATATCTTGACGGTGGCACGAATGATTATATATGGTATTCAACGAATTCATCAAGTCTTTCGATAGTATTTGGCGGTAGTGAGGTACTCGGCTTTTACGCTTTAGCAACGACATTATTCTTTGGCGGCACTGTGAAAGCTACCCTCGATAATCTTAGATTCAAGGTATGGAATTCATGCAGGCTAAATGCCAATATAGGCGAAATTACCACTGATTTAATAGCTGGCGACCTATGGTATGACGAAAATGATAATTTATACAAGTATTTCGATGGTACAAACACGAAAGTAATAGCAACGGTTTAAGGGGAATAAAATGGGAACGAAATATATAAGACCGGTTTCGGACAAGGGTGAGAATTTGGGGCATGGCAATTATAGATATAACGAGGGGCATATATTCGAATTACATGCCGACCAGTTGGGGCAGGGATTAAGTCTTAACGGTCAGACAATAACGGGCAATGCGACATTTACGGGTGATTTAACGTTCAGCGGGAGTATTAACATGTCCGGTGTGATAATAAGCGCAGCGGGCATAGCTTTATCTGCGGATTATCCATATTTAAATCTTACAGCGAATGCAGGGGGTACACCTTACATAAGGTTCGGTGAGGACGGCGGAGACAATGACGGAGAAACGTGGCAAGTCATAGTAGACAGCGACCAGATGAAGTTTCAGAATGATTCCGAGGGGAGTTTAACGGACAGGTTTATAATTGATCAATCGGGCAGTCATACGTTGCTATCGGAATCCGATTCGGATTGTTCAATATACATTTTTGCGGGAGAGTCTTGTGATGCATTTATAGAGTTTGTGGCTGATCAGGGTGATGAGTACGTGGATCGCTGGAGGATTTCAAGCGTAGCCGCAACGAATTATCTTTCGTTTTCGATATGCGAGACCGGGAGTTACAATATTAAGATGAGTTTAAGTGCGACGAGGTTAATACTGGCATCAACGGTTGCGATAAACATGAGCGTAGCGGGCAATATTGCGGATGCAGCGGAGGGCGATTTTTGGTATGATGCAACGGCACATGTTATGAAATATCAGGACAATGCGGGAATAAAAACAATAACAGCGACATAAAAGGAGTTATTATGAAGGTAAAGAACATGTTATTTGAGACTCTTGCGAGGTCTGAATCTTTGAAAAGACTTGGTTCGGCGAGCGGTATGGATGAGGAAATGAAACACAAGGTATTTGAATTAAAGGTTAAGATAGCGGATGCTGAGAGACCATTTCTGGAGTACAAGAAGGATATATTCAGGCGTTATTCGGTGAAAGGGGTAATACCGCCTGAGAAAATACCAGAAGCGGACGTTGAATTAAATAAAGTAGGGAACATAGAGGTTGAGTTTGAACATGAGGTTCTAGTATTTGATAAAATCCCGAAAGAAATAAATTCAAACGATATGTTTTATTTACGTGAACTTGTCAGGTTCGATAAAGAGAAAAAGGCAAAAAGTAAGAATGCCAAGCATAATTAAAATAGGTGATTTTAAGGGTGTATTCACGAATGCGGATACGGAGGATTTGCCGGTAGAATATTTGACTATCGGCAGGAATGTGCGTCCGTGGAACGGGAGGCTTGTCAAGACTTACGGTCCCGCTTTAAAGATAAGCGATACGGTTGAGATTGACAATCTTGCTACGTTCATACACAGGAGTTTAGGAGCAAGTCCTCATTTTTACAATAAACTTGAGGGTAGGCTATATATCGGCGTTTATATAAACAATATTAGCAATGAAGTTACTTTATACGGTTATGATTATGTTTCCGAGACCTGGGTAGACATACATGATTTAACGGAGATAAGTTCAACGGATTATGGTCCCTTTTATCATAAGAAGTTCAGGAATCCCTGTGTGCAGGTAGACAGTATTATGCGTGTATTGCCGGGTAATGTTTCCCTTTATAATGACAATGATGCTATAGGGATATGGATAGGGGAAATAAACAGGACTTATTGGGACGGTCTTGTTGGTTATCATTATATTTACGTATATCCTATAACGATAGATAAACCAGAGCTTGGTCTTGTCAGCGGTTATGATAAGAAATTAATAGAATATACCCATAACAGAATAAACGAAATACAGCAGGACGAGAGATACTATTTCAAATTTTCATATATATATGACGGCATACAAGAGAGTTTATTATCAGATGAAGTTTTGTATTTTGACGGTGATATAGCGGCGCCAGCACTTAATCAATGGTACGAGATATTATTTTCCATAAACAAAACGACATTCAACAAGAGGATTACGTCATTAAAGGTATACAGGAGCGAAACCCATTCGGGTCCTTATTACCATATTCATACGATTGATTATTTAAGACCATCCGATAAGATAAAGAGTGCCGAAAGCGGGGCATACAATGGTGTTGCTTATGTTTATATACCGGATTTATCAACATATTCATTTAACACGATTTCCACATATAGGATAAAATTAGACGGTACATGGCATAACATAGACAATCCGGGGGATAGTACGGGATATGACGTATTTCATTTTACAGCGGATACGATTACATCGGATAAATGGGATGAGGATTGGATACTTGAGGAGGATGGAGTAGAGGTTGAGGATGATACTGCCGGAGCATATTCGGGTCATTATACTCAAATAATAAGCGAGGAACTTGATGAGGATTATTACGACAGGGGCATTTTGGTTTTAGGTACAGGTAGTGTTTATATCGGCGGCAAAGAAATTACGAAATATCACAAGAAAGCAATACATACAAACACTGTAGATATTGTTCAATATGCGGATTACCAATGGCGTGTAATGTCTGTTGTTGACGGTTTATATTTTGCGGAGGAAGTTGGGGATTACGTTAATTACCGTTTTTACGATATAGGATTAGGTGATGGTGCGGAGCATCCTCTTGCGGGTGAGGTTTCCATAAAAGCCAACGGTGATATAGCCATGGTAATAGGCGGTCGTTTATGGCAGGCTAATCCGGTTCTTGATCCGGGGGATAAGAATGAGGAACGCATCGGGAAGGTTTGTTATTCGGAATTAGAGCAATATGATATTAATCCAGTATCGAATTTAATAAGTTTACCGGATCGTGAAGGTGGTGCTGTTACGGGTATGGGGGAGATTTTGGGGAATCCGGTTTTCACGAAACCACATGCGATACACACGATAGACATAAGTCATGTATATCCACCTCCATTTCCTGTTATTAAATCGGAGCATAATATCGGCAATATAGCGAGGAACGGGTTGGTACAGGTTGGCGAGGCATTATATCCGGTTTATTATGATGCCATATACAGGATGCTTCCGAACAATTTAGCCGAATCCGATGATACTCCCACCGAGAGGTTAAAAATCAGCGAACCCATAGGGGATACTTATAATTCATTGTCTGTAGAAAAGAAAGAGGCAATAGAGGCAAGATATGACCAGCGCAAGGGTGAGATAGTATACAAATTGGGTGAAGAGATTTGGGTTTTTAACGTTGACAGGAGTACATGGAGACAACTGGAATCCGACATTACGTTTTCGATTATGACTTACGATGAGAATGCAGACATAATAATTTACGATAACACGGATGAGAAGGTATACACATTGGGCGGCGATGATTTTGTGGGTATTTTAGCCAAGTTAAAGGATTTTCGCATATCCGATGAGCGGTATGAGGTTGTTCGTCATGTCACAATAATATATAAATCCGTAACGGCATTGACACTTAGATTATATACCGAATACAGTGATACAGAGGCGGCATCATATACTCTTCCGGCGAGTGGTACGGTGATTTCGTATAAGATAGAAATAAACAATATAAAAATAGAGACAAGTTAACAAAAGGGGCATGGAAATGGATGTACAAACAATGATAAATCAGCTTGGTTTAAGGCTTGAGGATGCATCTAAAGGAACTTTTACCGATGACATTAAATTAGACATACTTGATAATTCTCAGATAAAGGTTGCGAATTTACTCAGGAACGAATATTTAACCGAGTTGCAGGTTATAAAAGATAACGTAACTGCGACTGCCGGCAAGGCTGAAATGACTGTTGCGAATCTCGGATATAAGGTTCTTCGTGGTGCACAGGGTGTATTGGCTATAAAGATAAAAGACAGTTTATACTGTAATCTTATTGATATTGCAGATTTAAAAAGTACGGAAAACACTTATCTTACCGGTACGGCACGCAATCCTCTTGCTTATGTGTTTCAGAATTACATATATGTTTCCAACGGCGAGACAAATCCTACAATTGACGTATATTTTTTAAAAGTTCCCACAACATTGAGATTCAAATTTACTTCCGATGAAGCGGATTCAGGTGCTTCCGATGTGAAGTTTGACGGTGCAGCGGATGAGGGATTGAGTGCAGTTAACGACACATATAATGGCGCTGTTATATACAATGTCGACAAGGCGAGTTATCATGTAGTGACTGGTTATGTAGGTGCTGATTTAGAATTTACGGTATCCCCTGCGGCGGATTCAAATTTCACAGACGGGCAGGAAATGTATTTTATTACACATTCTTTTGATGAGATAAATTTAAGCGGAGTTACCTGTGATTTAAACGATGCTTTGCATTCACTTGTTCTTGATGTGGCGGAATCTGATTGCTGGTTAATGGACGAAAAGCAACAGAGGAGTTCAGAAGCCTATAAAAAAGCCATAGATGAGATAGCGGTATTAAACGAGAGATATGCACCGAGAAGCGGAATCGGCACAAGGGGTAATAGATAAGGAGAATAGATATGCCATTACCAGCATGGGCTGTTTCTGCCGGTATACAGGGCGGTATAGCGGGATTAAGATATTTAACGAGACCGAAGCGGAAGTCTTTTGGTGAAACGGAATTCGGCAGGAAACTAAAGAAACGAAGTGAGGAAGGTTATTTAAGTCCTAAGGCACGTCGGCGTATTGTGGGAGCTGCGGGGGTGGAGGCTGGTGCGGTTGCACAGCGTAATACGGCAAAATTAAGGGGGATACTCGAAGCGGGCGGAATCGGAGTGAAGAGTGTTGCGGCAGTACGTACTTTAGGTGAGCCTGCCCGTGAGCAAATGAAAACCGTTACGAAAGTACGTAAGGATGTTGAGCTTGAGAATGAATTATCCAAGATAGAGGCGAAAAGTGAATATGACAGGTTAATGTTCGGAGATTTATCACAGAGGCAGGCAGAGGAGAGGCAGGCGAGGGCGGAATTAATGGGCGGTATAGCGGGAGCTGTAGCAGGAGGATATGAGGGTAAATTAAGAGAGAAAGAGCTTGAAATTTATAAAACACGAGAGGAGAGGCTTGCGGATTATTATAAACCGGGTGAAAAAACTCTTGACCAAACTATAGATATGCATTTAATGGATTATTTTGCCGGCACAGCCAATCCAGAACAGATACAATTTTTAGAGAATGCCAATGTCATAAATAAGCAAAAAAATTACGACCAATTATTAAGTGAATACAAACGTGCATGGCTTACGGGCGAGGATTTACCCGAAGGAATGAGCATGGGTCGTTTGGACAATATAATGATGGATTTGGGCGTAAAGAAGAAACCGGAAGCCGGCAAAAAGGAGCCAACGGAACTTGATAAATTAGGAGAAGAAGTTGAGCGGATGAAATTACAAAAAGAAAAAAGGAAGTTATCGGGAGAGGATATGAGAACTCCTCTTCAAAGGCAAGAAGATACTTTAAGAGAAATTGAGATTCAAAACAAGATAGATATAGGGACGGGAAAAGCGGCTCCTCCAATAACGGATGAAGATACAAAATATTATCAAAGTAGATTTGACAGGTATTCAGATAGAATTAGGGATGAATTAAAATTAGGCGAGGAAGAAATTGCTGGATATGAAGACAAGGTATATTATCAAACATTAATGAAAATGTGTAATGATAAAAGCATAACAGAGAGCGAAACAAAGATGATGGTACTTTTGGGCGAAGCTATTGATTTAGTTGGTCATTATTACAGGGAGGATATTGAATCGGCATCTTCTGTCATTGAAAGTATGAAGGAGGCAAACGATAAACCAAGAGCAATAATTAAATTTTTAGAAACAATATTGCACTAATAAGAAAAAATATAAGATGCAACAGGCACAAGACAAATATACACAGCATCAAGAATCTCTTAAGAAAAGGGATGAAAGACTTCGGGGTTTCATTGAGAAACGCTGGCGAGATATTAGCGGTTCTGAATTCAGGAATGTTCCACAGATTAAAGCGCCATTTAACGATATTGATGTTTTGAATTACATGTTAAAATATCCTGAATTGCGTCAACAGGTAGAGGAGCAGCAGGTAGACTGGTTAAAGAGGACGTTTCCTTTGAGTCTTGACAGGATAAAGAAGTTAAGGGAACAGGGCGAACCCATAGAGACAATACGAGGGACTATTGAGGCTGAGGAGCGTGATAAGGCAAAGACCGGTGTTGGCGAGAAGCGGAAGCCGGAGCAAGGAATTGAACCGATGCGGTTCAGGTTTGGGATGCCCGCTCCGTCGGAGAAAGAAATCACCGATGAAATAATCGGCAGGATAGGCATAATAAAACCTGAGCAAAAACTTGGATTTACGGACAAATTAAAGGAAATCGGGAAAGACCCAGCACAATTAATTCCATTTTTAAACAGTATAGTAGATATGAGCGATTTGGCATACATATCGAGTGCGGCTTATAGATATGAACAAGGTAATGCTACAGAGAATGATATAAATTTATTGAAGACATTTGCGGAAAAGCAGGGTCAGGATAAGGATTTTTGGTATGGTGTTCTTGATGTTGTTTCCATAATACCGGCATTTGCGGGTGAATTAGCATTAACAGGCGGCATAGGTACTTTAGGCAAGGGTGCAATAACAAAATCCGTAGCATCGGCGACCAAAAACATATTAGGCAAGAAGGCTGGTGAAATTACAGGTAAATTATCTGCGGGTATTGTGGGCAGGAGTATTCAGACGCCATTTGCGGGTGGTTTAAGGATAACGACCAATACGATACAAAAAATGATGCCGGATGTGCAATTGACGGAAGACGAAGCGGGAGATGTCGGATTATTGGTAGCTGGTGGAGGCGAGGATTTTTTACCTGCATTTACAAAGTCATTAGGTGCGCAGTGGGTAGAAACGGTTTCGGAATTCAGTGGTGGATTGTTCAATGAGCTTGGTAAAATAGGTAAGAATGCGGCGATAAGACATGGGATATTGAGTTCATTTTTAAAATTGAATCCGGGTAAGAAGATAGAGGATTTTCAGAATGTTGTGCAACGATTCGGATGGCACGGTGTAGTAAATGAGATGCTTGAGGAACGTGTCGGGGAGGTTGGATATTGGATGATAGGCGAGGGTTATAAATTTCCGACA